CCGTGGTCGTTGTCGTTGCTCAGCTCGGCGATCTCGTTCAGGGTGGCTTGGTTCAGCATGCGCCCACCTCCACCGCGAGGGCGAACCCCTCGCACGCCGTGGTGATGAGGCGGGGCACGAACCCCACCACGCGGGGGTACAGGGAGGCGCCGCGCCAGGCCTGCTGCTTGCCGGCCCCGCACAGGTGGCCCGCGCAGTAGTGCCGGCAGAAGGCGCAGGTGAACCGCGCCGCCGGGTCGGCCGCGTACAGGTCCGCGGCGATGGTCGTGATGCGCTCGTTGATGACGGTGGTAATTTCGGTCTTCATGGCGGGCTCCTTTGCGCCGTAGCGCGGTTGGGCTGCCGTAGCAGCGCCTCACACCCCTTATTTAACCCGCCGTTGGCGTGCTGTCAATTATTATTTTGCGGCGGGGTGCGTTTTCTCAGAACGGGTAGGCCCCGTCCGCGCCCCCGGCCCCGATGGTGACGGCCAGCTCGCCGGACTGCACCCCGGGCGCCCAGGCGTCGAGGAAGTACCGGCGGGCCGCCGCGAGGCCCTGCACCGCGGCGTCGATCTGGTCGTCGTTCTTCGCCACCGGGAAGTCCCGCAGCTCGTGGATGATGCACTCGCGCCCCGGCTGCCAGCCCGGCGCGTCCGGGTTCAGGTGCGCCGAGAAGATGACCTCCCCGCGCTCGAAGAGCGGCGTGATGGCCTGCGCCCGCTGCACCTTGCCGATGGTGGGGTGGACGGTCTCGACCACGGGCCGCAGCTCGGGGTGCTCCGATAGCAACCACTCGTCCACCACGGCCTGCCCCGCCTTCTCGATCAGGATGCGATAGGGCCGGTAGTGCTGGTGCTCCCGGTAGATCTGCGCGGCCTGCTGCGCCACGGTTTGCCGGGCGTGCCAGGCGTCGAGCACGTAGCACCGTCGGGACGGGGGGTGGACGGCCAGGGCCACGCCGGCCGAGTAGTCGGCGTCGTCGCCCACGGCGGTGGCGGTATCGTAGCTGGTCAGGGTGTGGAGCTCCCCGGCGCGAGCCGCCGACTGGAAGGCGGGGTCCGTGGCCAGGTCCGCGAAGTGGATCCAGCCCTCGCGGAAGACGGCGGTGTCCGCGTCCGTGACCTCGTTGCGGAAGCCCCTGTTAAACTCGATGGATCCGATCTCTCGATGTCTCGCGCGGAGCGCCGCCTCGGGCCAGCGGTCGGGCCACATGCTCCCGAAGTCCGGGCCGATGGCGTAGAAGAGCTGCCGATACTCCGCGTTGGCCATGAGGTCGGCGGTGAGGTCGCTGTTCGTCCAGCGCGTGCCAATGTACCAGATCCGCCCGTCGTTCTCGACGATGTTCACCCAGTCCGACTTCCACGCCGTCTTGATGGTCTCCCGCATCCCCGGCAGGGCCAGGGCGTTGCGGCGGTCCACCACGTCATCGGCCAGCAGGAGGTCCGCGCGGCCGCCGGTCGCCGTCGAGGTGATGCCGTGCGCCGAGATCGAGGGGTCGCGGTGCCGGGCTTGCCGCCGCACGTAAATGGCGTGCTTCGACCAGCTCGCGTTCGGGTCGGGCTCGAGGTGCGGGAAGACCTCGCGCACGCGGGGGTTGGCCGTGATGTGCTGGCTGACTTCGTAGAGCCGCTCCATGGCCCTTCCGTCGGCCGCGCACGCGATCTTAATTCTGAGATCCGGGTTGCGCCCGAGCTCCCAGATCACCCGCATCACCGTATCGGTCGTCTTGGCGTGGGCGCGCGGGGCCACGATGAGCACCCGGTTGCCCGTGTCCCATGCCTCGGACCACTCGTCATGAAACCACTGCATGCGCAGGGGCTCGCCTGTCACCTCGTCGCAGGCCGCGTACTCCATAAACGACGGGAAGTGCGCCCGCGCCCGCGCCTGCCGCAGCCGCTGGAGCTGCCGGACCCGCTGCGTCCGCTCGGCCGGGCTGCCCCACGCCACGATCTCCGCCGCCGGAACCGTGAGCAGGTGGCCCACCGGGGGGCGGTAGCGGGGGTGCACGGCGCCGAAGGGGTCAGTCATGGGGGTGGAGCACGGGGGTCGAAGTTGCATCGCCCTCTCCCGGCTGGACGCCGGGCGCATCGCTCGGATGCTTCCCGCGCGGGGGCTGCTGCTGTCCACGGTACATCCGCGCGCCCGCCGCGTCAATGGCGCTGAACGGGAGGACCGGCACTGTCAGCCGATCCCGCGCGGTGGGGTCGAGGAAGTACATGTAGCGGAGCTGAAAGCCCGGGAGTGGCTCGAAGCCCGCGTCAATATACGCCCGCATGGAGGAACCACCGCCTGGACTGGCGGCGGTTCCGATGGCGTCTATTCCAGGCCGCATCGACGCGGAGCGCAGGATCCCCGCACCCTTTGTCGCGGAGACGCGACAAAGGGTCTTCGCGCGGGCCTGCTCCTGGTGGCTGTGATTGTCCGTCAAGCTGACGCAGGAGAATATCGCGTCAGCTTCGCCGGGGGGCTTCCAGATCTGCGTGTTGCGCTTGATCCCGGTCAGCACGAACCCGCTGGCCCGGTAGATCGTCCCGTCCCCGCACTGGCACCCGTCCGCAAAGCTGACCACCCACGCGATCTGGGGGTACTGCGTGCGCATCCACCGGAAGGCGTAGCCCAGCGCCCGGCTCTCCCCGTTGCGGGGCAGCCAGTCGGCAAACGCCATGCGGTTTAGCTCCAGCATGCCGTTCCACGGGGTGTCCCGCACCAGGCCCAGGATCTTCCGCTTGTCCAGCGGGGGCCCGAAGGACATGGCCCCGCCGCACTTCCCGTCGAGAAACACCCCGAGGTGGAGCTGCGAGTTGTCCACCACCTTGCCCGAGTAGTGCAGCTTTCGGATGATGCGCCGGGCGTCCTCGCTGGCGATGGGCTGCACGAGGAGGCGCTTGGCGTCACCCATGGAAGTGCTCGCAGATGGCCGCCAGGGCGTTGCCGTTGGAGTTGGCGTTGAGGGTGCCCTTGCCGAGCCCCGCCCGCTTGGCTCGAGTCAGGGCGTCATTGACCAGGCTGACCTGCTCGTCGTGCAGCGTGAAGGTCATCTGCTGGAACGGGGCTCGGTCGCCCGAGCGCAGGTCCGGGGGCGTCGCCGGGTTCACGTCAAAGGTGTCATCCCCCGGCCCATCGAACGGCGTGCTCCCGCCCGCGAAGTGGTAGCCCGGCCCGTCCACGGGCCCGAAGTCCGGGAACCCCGCGAGGGCCGTGTCGAAGTCCGCCGCCGCGAGCTCGTCGCAGATGGCCCGCACCGCCGCCGCGTCCATGCCCGCCAGCTCCGCGATCCGGTTGTCCGCCACGAGGTCGGCCAGTTCCGCCGCGTCCGAGGGGTAGGGCTGCCGGTCCACCGGCGCCCCGGCCAGGCCCAGCTTGCGGGCCGCCATGAGCCGGCCGTGGCCCCGCACCACGTACCCGCTCCGCGTCGACACCGTGATCGGCGCCCGCCAGCCCTGCTCCGCGATGATGGTGGCCAGCAGCGCGATCTGGCTGTCCGGGTGGTGGTTCGGGTTGCGCGGGTGCGGCTTCAGCGCGTCGAGCGGCAGGAAGTCCGTGTGGGCGCAGTGGATCGCCGGGCCCTGCGTCGGGTCGAGGTCGGATTTGCTACGCTTCGCCATGGTGCTCCGTCGTTCGTTCGGTCGCTATAGGCCCGTTGTTCGTTCGGTGCGGTTGGGTGATCCCCCGGGGGTAAGACCCGACCGCGCGGTATTTTGTTCGGTTCACCCCTCGCCCCGCTCCCGCGCTCGCTGCGCGCCGGCCGCGGCCCCCCGCATCGGGGGCGGCACCGTGCCCCGCGCGATGAGCGCCAGCGCCTCGGCGTCGGTCAGGTCGTCGAGGGGGTCGCGGGCCAGGGCGTGGATGTGGTCGGGCCCGCCGAGGAGGTGCTCCCCGAGCCGCGCCATCTTCTCGTACGTGGCCAGGAGCTTGTCGAGCCCGAGCTCCCGCTCGCCGCGCGGCAGGGGCTCGCCCCGCGCCGCCGCCTGATCCCGGGCCTTCCGGAACGCCTCGAGCCGCGCCCGCACGTCCCCGGCCGCCAGCTCGAACTCCCCGCGGAGCACGCCGAGCATGCGGTTCGTGGTGGCGAGCTCGACCTTGCGGAACTCCACGAGGGTCATGTCCTCGGCGACGTTGCGCTGCTCCTGCGTGGCCCGCCAGCGCGCCGCGATGGGCAGGAACCCCTTGGTCGGGTCGCCCGCGCCCGTGATGTACTTGAGGGCCGTCTGGTAGTGCAGCCCCGCGAACCGGGCCGCCGCCTCGACGGTCTGGGTGCGCTGGTACTCCTCCCACAGGGCGTTGTACTCGGCCACGGTCAGGGCGTGCTGCTTGTCGGCCGCGGAGCGCTGGGACCTGGGCTTGGGCTTGGTCGCCCGATTGGGTCGCGGGGCGGTCACTCGGTGCCGTCCCAGTAGGTGCGGTGGATGCCGCCGTCGAGCTTGCGCGCCGCCGCCGGGTCGGTGACCTGCTCGGCCAGGGCCCGCACGGAGATGGCGTGGGCCGCCACGGTGGCCCGGTAGGGGGGTGGCAGGGGGCTATCCAGCGCCTCGGCCACCCACTGCTCGTCCAGGGCGCACCGGCGCAGGTAGCCGCTCAGGGTCACGCCCCGGGCGCGGGCGCGGGCCTGGCAGGCGGCGTATTCGGCCGGGGTCATCTTCACGATGGCGAGCCGGACCCGCCGGGGGTCGGCCGGGGAGCGGGTCGCCGCGCGGACGGCGCTCGCGGGGCAGGGGGCTTGGCGGCGGGGGTCGGGGGCCATGGGCGGATTATACCTCGTGCATAGTTGGTGCGCAAGCACCGTCCGCGGCGATGCGCACGATCAGCCGCTCGACGGGCGCGGGCACCCGCCAGAACCCCTGCGCCCCGCGGCACGGCACGGGCACGGCCAGGGGCTGGACGTCGGCGAGGGCCCACTGGTACGCGCACCCCGGCAGCACCCAATCGTGATCGGTTCCGTAGGCCGCCAGGAGCGCAGGCGGCAGGGTGGACACCGTGGCCAGGGCGACGATGCACCCGCGCACGGCGTCAATGTCCGGAACCAGCGCCTTCCATGCGGATCCTTCCAGGGGGGTTGCGTAAAAGTCCATCCGGCCTAGCTCGGTCTTCTTAAACGGGTCCCGCGCGGCATGGATGGCAATGCGCGCGCCCTCAAGGTCACGCCACAGCGGCCAGGTGCGGTTCTCCACGTCCTTGCCCAGCCGGGCCACGGCGTAGGCCCACTGGGGGCGCAGGGTGATGGCACGCACGGGCTACCCGTCCTCCCGCCGCACCAGCCGGCGCAGCGTCTCCTCGTGGGGCTCCCGGGTGTAGAACCAGCCCGGGCGGCCGGGCACGACGCCCGCAAACATGGGGTCGCTCACCTTGGTCTTCATCATCGCCGCACCACCTTCGCCTTTCCATTCGCGGCCTCGAACCGCGCCATGCCCGCCCGCAGGGCGATCAGAGATCCGATGTCCACGCCGGCCGGCGGGGCGTTCTCGGTGCCCCCCTGCCGCCAGCCGACGGCCTCCCAGCACGCGCGCTCGTGGGCCTTGCAGCACGCCTCGCACCACTCGCCGGGGTTGGCCGCCGGGCGCGCGCCGCAGCCCGCGCAGGCCGGGAGCGCGGCGTAGTGCCCGGCGCAGCATGGCCCCTGGTCCGTCCAGCGGCGCGGGGCGCTCCGGTCCCGCGCGGCCCCGCTGCTGCCCTCGCAGCACCGGCACGCGAGGCGCGTATTCGGGTACGTGTCCCACATGGCCGCCCACGGCCCCGCCACGACCGGCGGCGGCGGGGTCCGCGGCTTGGGCGGGGGGCAGGGCTTGCGCTTCCCGTGGGTCGCCGGCAGGAGGCCGCGCCGGCAGCGCTGGTACGCCACGCGATACGTGGGCACCACCAGCCGCTTGCCGATGCTGTAGTCCGTCTCCTGCCCGAGGGGCTCCGCGTCCCAGTCGATGCCCGGGGGCCGCGGCGGGGCCATCAAGCTCGGCCGCGCGGGCGCATCGGACCCGTACTTGGGGATGCCGCGGCGGTTGCGCGCCGCCGTGACCCAGTTGCGCGGGATGCCCAGCCGCCGGGCGAGGTCCGCGTCGGGCTCGAGGCCCAGAGGGACGCCGGTCCAGTCCATGCAGTTGATGGTCATCGGGGCACCCCAAGGGCGTGGGCGCAGGCCAGGAACTCGCCGTAGGCCACGTGGGGGGCCCAGCACGGGGTCGCCGACTCGATGGCCGGCAGGGTCGGGCAGAGCTGGTCCAGGTCGGTGCGGGTCGGCGGGCCCATGGAGGCGCGCATGCCGTCCTGGAGCCACGGCGCGTTGGGGCCGAGGTGGTACACCTCCCATGCCCGCACGTCGAGGTCCACCTCGCGCACCAGGCGGTCCCAGGCCGGCACGAGGTCCATGGCCCGGGCGATCTCGAGCATGAGCGCGCCCTCGAGGGCCTCGAAGTCGCCGTGCCGGCACGCGTGCTTAGCCGGGCTCGGCACGTCCCCGAGGTAGGCCTCGGCCGCGTCGTGGAGCAGCGCCAGCCGGCGGGCCGCCCGGTTGTCCGCGAGCAGGTGGTGGTGGGCGCAGATGACGCTGTGCTGCGCCACGGTCATCGGCCCGAACGTGCCGCGCCACCGGATGGTGTGCGTGAGCCCGACGGCGATGTCCTCCAGCGTGATGGCGCTGTGATGCGGGGCCGCCAGGTCCAGGGCCTTGCCCGTGTAGGTGGTCATGGTGGTGGGGGAGTGCATCATGGCTGCCCCTTCAGCGTCATGAGGGCCGCCAGGACGCCCCGATCCAGGTTCGACTTGTCACTGACCAGGTCGTCCGAAAGGGCGAAGAGCGCCTTGCGGCACTCGGAGATCGCCGCCCGCGCCTGGTCCCGCGCCGCCGCCGCCTGCTGGTGCAGCTTGCGGGCCTCGTCCAGCGCCGCCTCGAGGTGGGCGATGCGCTCAAGGGCCACGCCGTGGTCCGAAATCGACTTCGGGGGCTGCGCCGCCAGCGACAGCGCCCCCTGGTCCGGGGGCAGGCTCACGGCCAGGCGCAGGGCCTTGCCCACCGCCGCGACCTCCTCGTGCGTCCAGCGCACGTAGCAGTTGAGGAGCTGCGAGAGCCGGCCGGTGGGGATGCCCACCCGGTCCGCGAAGGTGTGCAGGTTGAGGTCCTTGCGGTCCAGTTCGGCTTCGACCGACGCGGATACACGCCGGTGCGCCGGGGCGTCGGCGAAGGTGTTGAACGCCTCCAGCAGCAGCGCGTCGCGGATGCGCTGCACCCACGTCTCCAGCTGGGCCGCGCTCGCCGGCCAGGTTGCGTCGAGGCGGTCGACCACGTCGCGCACCTCGGCCTTGGTGGTGGGGATCGATCCGTGGGCGCGGAGCCATGCCAGCAGCTCCGGCCCGAACTTCGCCGTGATAAACTTCGTCGCCATGCTGTCCTCCGGGGCGTGCACGCGGGTCGCCTCGCGCGTCCTTTCACGCCATCATGCGGTCGCCGCTCACCGCGAGCAGCGTCGTTGCCTCGCCATCCGGGTGCTGCCGCACCCACACCCGCGCCGTGGGGTCCGCCACCGCCGCCGGGCCGAACGTCCCCGCGAGCCCCTGGTACTGCAGGGCCGCCAGGGTCGCGTCGCCGGTCGCCACGTACTCGCGCACCGTGCGCACCGTCGTGACCGTGGTGGTCAGTCCGCGCATCGGCCCCGCTTCGTGCGCATCGCATCGGGCGCCAGGACCGACGCCATGAGCGCCTCGACCTGGCTCGACACCGACTTGCCGCGGGCCAGGCACCACGCCGCGAACGCCGCGTGGATCACGGGGTGTAAGGACATATTCACGCGCACCTTTTTAACCTTCATGTTAGCTCCAGGGTTAGGAAATCAGCTTAGCACGGGGCCGTTTG